AAAGGTAAAGGTAAAAGTAATACAGGGGGGGCTGGGGGGAAAACGAGACTTTTACCCATCCCCGGCAAATGCTGTTCAAAAAAGGGCTGTGGGATGCCCGCCGTTCATAGGATTACCAGCGGGGCCGGATATGATTTTTGGTATTGTCCGGAGCACCTGCCGGAAAAGGTCAAGGCCAAATATGAATGAAGCCCGGGCCGTTTTTTTGAAAAGGCAGAAATGACAATTTCAAATGTAAGACTGGTACGTCTTCTGTCCCATCCAAACTTAGCCCAAGTTAGGTATTACATAGGCAAATGGGACGATGGGTACAGTCCTTGGCTGTGTTGGAGTGACCTTAAAATTTTAGCACCGAACCTCTGCAAAGGCATTCGACCAGGCCAATCATGCAAGATTAAACTTACCAATTTGAAGCGTGGTTTCAAGTTGGAGAGAATCCCGGAGCGTGCTGGCAAAAGACCAAAGCAAGAATCAGGGCTATAAAAGGGTAAGGCTCAAGAAGAATAATCGACTGGCGGGCCTGCCAGAGTCTTTCCCATTGATTTTATAGGGAATGAGCTAAAGAATGAGATGCCACCGTTGCGGTTTATGTTGTCTTAAAGTCGGACGAACATTTTGGAAATGCGGATTGCTTACGCCTGAAACAGTCGCAGCCTGGCCGCCAGAGATAGTCAAGCAAGCCCATAATGGAGACCATGAAGACAGTGAACTATCTTGCGAAATGCTAATTATGGATGGTAAACACTTCGCGTGCAAACTCCATAATGAATACGGGTATAAAGCTAAACCATTATCTTGCAGACAGTATCCTTTTAGAGATGAGAAATGTTTTAGAGAACAAGCAGATGCTCGATATTAACTGTACATGGCAGCATGGTAAGCTCAGTATTACCGACCTGGGACAAAGGAGGCCTTATGACTGAAAAGCAAATCGGGCTGGCCTGGTTGGGATATTTGGCATTTTACCTTTTGGTTTGGCTGTTTGCTCTCACAGGCCTGATATATGTTGTGATAAGCTGCCAGGCATTACAGCCTGAGCGCAGAATTGACAAAGCTTTTCTGCTTGACCCTAATATCCCGCCTGCAGAGAAGAAAGTCCTCTGGCAGAAAATGGCCAAGCAGCGCTCGGCGACAGGGGAATGGATTGATAAATGAGATATGCTTACGGGAAACCAATTGAATCAAGGTGTCGGGGCGTTGTTTTTTTAAGCAGCAGTTTTTATCGCCCCCGGATCAGCCAGTGCCGAAGAAACAAACCCCGAAATGGACTCTATTGCCATGTGCATAAAAGACTCGCAAAAGATGCCTAAAGAGCGCTCGGCGACAGGACAATGGATTGAGCAATGATTAGGCAAAAAAATGAAGAATGTTACGCCTATAGCTGAACGAGTCATATTAGACTTGTGCGGGGGGACCGGGGCCTGGTCACGGCCTTACAGCATGGCGGGTTACGATGTGCGAAATATCACCTTGCCCTGCCATGACGTAAAGACCTATCTGCCGCCGGAAAAAGTCTATGGCATTCTTGCTGCGCCGCCGTGCAGTGAGTTCAGCATAGCCAAAGGCAGTCTGCCAAGAGATTTTGAGTCGGGTTTTGAGATTGTCAAAGTATGTCTGGAGATAATCTGGCAGGTCCGGCTGCGTTGCAAATTGCAATTCTGGTGTCTGGAAAATCCCAAAGGATTTCTGCGCCAGTTCCTGGGCAAGCCTGCCTGTACGGTTCGTTACTGGTGGTATGGCGACGGCCTCGATAAGCCAACAGACCTATGGGGCTATTTTAATCCGCCCAAGCGCCGCTACAATGAGCCGCCTGGTCTGCTGCAACCCGTTCAGAATATGCCATCTCTTGGCGCGATAAAGAGAGCGATTACCCCTTCGGGTTTCGCTGAGGCATTTTTCCAAGCCAATCAGTAAGAGGATAAAAAAATGGCGACCAATAATCGGAACAGCTATGACAAGAACGCCCCTTGCGTTTGCTGCGGTGAGCCGGTCATCGCAGCCTCTATGGGCGGAACAAACCTCTGCCCCTGGTGTGACATGGGCATTTGCAGGTACTGCCATGTCTTTATCTTTGTGCTAAAAGAGGAAATAGATGGCGGTCAGTCTAAAAGAAACTTGTTGGAACACATGGCTTGGCATAAAAAGCAACAGAATGGTTCAGCCGCAAAAAGGGCAATTCTCGGAATCTTAGACGCGATCTACTGCCTGGCAGAAGCAGCTCGAATAATTGACAGGAGAACCTTATCCTGATAATTAAGGTCAGGTTAATCTGAAAGACAAACCATGAAAGAAGCAAGGCACAGGGTATCGTCCGTTAGCCTAAAAGTCAGACCAAAAAGAGGTTTTGATTGCCGATGCCGGGTCTGTGGTAGGGAAGCCAGAATCACCTGGGGAACAACATCACGGGACTTAGGCAAGGTCAAGATCTACTGTCCAAAATGCAAGGATAACTACGTCTTTGTATAAGTTATAGATTTTCAAGGGGTTCAAAAATGGCTGAAGTAAAACAGGATTCAAGAGACACATTCATCGTCAAACTGGATGAAGAAGAGATCGCAGAGCTGGAACGATACGAAGAGATCTGGGATCTTAGTACAGAGGAGACCTTCGCTAAGATTGTTGAGGAAGGCTTTGGGGTCTTATGATGATACCGCCAATCTATAAACCTAAAGGCAAGGCCGCCGAGTATTCGCACCTTGCGCTGACCGTTTACGGCGGCGATTGCGGGCACGAATGTACTTACTGCTGTATCCGCCGAATGAATCAGAGATTCAAACGTTCGGCAGCGCCGCATATAATACCGGGATTATTCCGGGCATTCTGCAAACAGCTTGAAACCTTCAAGCCGGACAATCGCCGCGTGCTGTTGAGTTTTTCATCCGACCCTTATCAACCGCTTGACAAAATTGAAGGAATGACTAGGTCAATCTTATGGATGTTGTCACGGCAGAATATAGCATTTCAGGTACTGACAAAATCCGTAAGCGCCGTTCACGACCTTGACCTCTATATGCCGTGCGACGCCTTCGCCACGACATTAACCTTTCTTGACAGCCGCTGGAAAGACTTTGAACCTAAAGCATCCTCCCCGCAAGAGCGGATCGTTGCTCTGGACAAGGCGCATAGGCTCGGTATAGAAACCTGGGTAAGTCTTGAGCCAGTTCTTGATGATGAGGAAACGCTTAGAATAATCAGGGAAACGTACACGCTTGTAGACTTGTATAAAATCGGCATACTGAACTATGGACAACCACCAAAACCGATTAGCTGGCGCCGGTTCGGAATCAAAGCGATAGATCTGTGCGAAAAGTTCGGCAAGCCGTACTTCATCAAAAAAGACTTAGCCAGGCATTTGACCGGCTTTCCGTTTACCAATACGGATAATCGCTGTTACGATTGGACAAAATGAGCAAATTACTTTGCGGCAAATCTCTTGACCAAATAGCCATCGAACGCCTTCAAATGTTCGAGCCCGCTGCTCTGGCAAAATCGCCGGACGGTTACTATGTAGCCGTTTCCGGCGGAAAGGATTCCGATGTTGCGTGGGATTTGGTTCGCCGGTCCGGCGTCAGACACACTGCTCATTATCATGTCACTACCTGCGACCCGCCAGAGCTTGTCCGGCATGTGGCAAATCAAAGGGATATATTTTTTGAAAAGCCCGAAATGACGATGTGGCAGCTTATCAGAAAGAAAAAACTTGCGCCTACGCGGAACCGGCGGTTTTGCTGTGAAATCTTGAAAGAACGAGGCGGCATTGACCGCCTTGTAGTCACCGGGGTCCGCTGGGAAGAGTCAAGTAAGCGAGCAAAAAGAAAAATGTTTGAGACCTGCTACCGGCAAAAAAACAAACAATTCCTCAACGTCATTATAGAGTGGAGGACGTCCGATGTTTGGGAATATATCAGAACGCACGATTTGAAGGTTTGCGAGCTTTACGCAGAAGGCTGGAAGCGCCTGGGCTGCGTGCTTTGTCCGATGAAGCGGGACATCGAACGTGAAATGACTCGTTGGCCGCGAATCACCGACATGTGGAGGCGGGCCATAATCGAAAGCTATCGGCAAAGGGATTTCAGCCGCTTTGATTCTGCCGAGGCATACTGGCGCTGGTGGCTTGCGCGCGACAAACAAATACCGGATGATAAACAACTCCACTTTTTTAGCGACTGAGTGGAACTTTTGCGAAATTGAGAAAGGAAATCAGGAATGAGTGTGGAAAAAGCGATAAAGTTGTTGGAAGGTTTGGAGAAGGCTTTAGTAATTGAGTTTGGTGAGGCTGTTGTGGACTGTCAGTACGGAGATTTAAGAAGGGCTCTTGAAGAATTGGAAAAGGGTAGTGGAGACAAGGAGAACCGGCAGTAGATTGGGAGACGATTTTATGCACTCAAAAGATGAACGATTAGATGCGGTTGATCTGCCGTTGAAAGGATTGTGGCAATGAAAGAGATTTGGGAATTTTTGGTGATCGTTTTCGCGACAATGGCCGGTTTTTTAGGCTTGGTTATTGTTATCTCTGGCATAGTTTATGGATTTGCAAGGCTGGTCGCACGTGCTATTTTTGACGAGGCAGAACGACGGAAAGAAAAGAAAAAATGAAGTCTATGCGAAACAATGCCTATTTACGGCAAAATGCCGTGACTCAAGACCCAGCCTTCGCAATCCCGCAGCCAATTATACCGCGCCCGCGTTACCAGGACTCCGCCAAACGGGGCAGGTTGGTTCGGGTCAATCTCGATGTCATCAAACCGGATTCCCGCGACTGAGGTCTGCCAACTGCTTGCAGACTTGCAGCCAACGGGCGCGAAGCTTGTCATACTCAGGACTGCCAACACGCTCATAATCCATAGCAGCTTCAAGGTCGCGTTTTTTCTCCTGTAGTTTTTGAATCTCATGCTGTTTTTTTTCTTTAGCTGCCGGCCAGAATCTTGTCAGCAGCGCCAACAGAAGCGCCGCAATCGAACCGAGCGCGCCGAGGATAATAGTCCACTTTTCCATCTTAGGAAATCATTTTCTTGGCCGTTAGCCTGCCGATAAAAGCAAGCGCGCCGCCGATTATGATTGCCGCTTGCTCCAGCCAGGCCAAAATGTTTTCCTTTTCGGTCTCGATTGTCTCGGCTTGCGTCACATTGCCAAGAATCCGCAAGACAGCAACAGCCAGGACTATCGCAGCGCCCCAGATAGTTTTACTTTGCCACCACTTTTTCGTTTCTTCCATTTTTACTCCTTTCATGCCTGAATTTGAGGATGGTTGTCAAGGTCGTGTTTGAGTTTGCGAAGGCCATCGCCGATTTTCTTTACGCGCTCCCTCAATATAATGGAGCTGGCTTCAAGTGAGCGCAACATAGCCTCCACCCTTTCAACAAGCTCATTATATTCTCCATTAGCCAGAAGGATTTCGCGATTAATGTGCTGCAATTGCCAGTCAGGTCTATCGTTTATTGTTTTGGCCAGATTCGGTCCTCGAGCTTTCTTATCCAACTCTTGATTTCGTCCAACTGCTTGTCGAATTTGCTTTCAAGGCAATTGAGTCGGTCTTTAAGATGCTTCAAATCGTTGACGTGAATTGCGTATGAGCTTATTACGCTGAAGATAAAACCGGCCAGACTAACACCAAAAATTATCCACAAGCGCACATCGTCCATTATTTCGGTCCGCTGGCACGTCTTACACAAAATCCAAATGTTGCTATACCAAAAAATATTGGGATAACGTATTCGGTTAATACCGCTATGATAATTCGCCTTCGGTAAGTTGGCGGCGCTTCGGTAACGGCAAGAATCGGCGGCTTGGCGAACATGCTAAAAGGCTCTCGGTAAAGCTGCGAGATTTCCACTGCCGTCAAAGCTCTATCATAAATCATCACATTGTCAATAAGACCGTTCCAAGCCATCGTAGCATTATTACGGCTAATTTTTGCATTTCCTTCAATGGCATAAGTCGTGTTGTAGGTGTCTACAGATGTTAAAACTCCATCAATATAAGGCCTACTTCCCCTAATCCAGCAAATATGATGCCATTGTCCATTGTTATATGTATTTGCAGTTCTCATCTGACCGCCTGTTGTTGCAATGGCGGTTATTATTTTGCCCAGTCTGGCTGTTATTTCCCAAAAATTTGTGTTTGATGAACCGCCGTGTATAAGTGTTGAACCTGCTCCGCTTCCAATATCAGTAGTAAAGCTAAACCAAACGCAAACCGTCATAGAAGAATAATCAAATTGAGGATTTGCTCCTAAATCAACATAATCGGTAACGCCATCAAAGTTCAGGCAGGGTCCGAATTTGCCTGGCACCCAGTTAGTGTTGCCGTAAAAAGTGCCGGTGTTCTGATTTCCGCTCGAATCATTAATCTTGCTGCCGCTGCCTTCGTTCATCAGCCCGTAGAAAACAAGACCTCTGGTAAGCGGATGCGTGCGGTTAAGTTGATACCCGCGAATTGGCTTTTGGCCATCAGCTTGTGATACTTGCACAATAGCAAGTAGTGTTATCAGTAGAAAGCTCTTATGCCACATCTCTGTCCATGCCCCAATATTTTAATGTTCTGCGTATCTGATTCTGAATTATGTTGACGATGGATGTGTACTTAAGGTCGCAGGCAGTGCGCTTCTGCAAATCAGTCTTTTTAGCGTCATATTCCATTGTAGCTCGGTACTCATATAATTCCCCGTTTTGAAGGCTTGTAACCTCGGATGGATTAGACGATGCAAGCCAAGGTACCACTGAGGCTGCAAACGGCATGTATTGTCTCAAGGCCGTGCGCAGATTGACGCCGACAGTATTGTTCTCGTCTGGAACGGGAACATGAAAGACAATTTCAACTTCGTGATCCTCGATGCTCGATTTAAGAATGTGATAGTTAGCCATTTTTAGCCTCCTTAGTAACTATACTTGCAGCCGCGAACAGCGGCTCTAACATCATGGCTATCCGTTGTGCCTGTTTGTTGAAAACACACTTTGAAATGTGCAAGGTCGCGGACAATGAAACTTATTTGCTGCGGGTCAATAGTCTTATCACCCTGGAACTCCAGCACGGGTGTATCATCATAATCGGTAGTGTCGTGCCCGGCGCGGACTTTGATTTTTACCTGGTCCGTTGGACTGGCATCATAATTGATTTCCACCATAACGTGATAGAAAATTGCGCCATCCGTTGTTGCATCTACATCAGTGCTCAATTCCTCTGTCGTACCACTAAGGGTTGTCCAAGAGGATGCACCACCTTCGATCCAGGCTTGAGCTATCCATGAGCCTGCTATCGTGCCTGCATAAACAACATAGACAGCAACGCTCAAGACTAGCGCGATGGCCAGTACCCATGCAGTGAACCAAAATTTCCGAGCCATAATGTTCTCCTATAACCTATCTATTCGATAGGTGATTGTGATGATAACGTAATCAACAGTACCGGATTCGGCGGATGCGCCTGTCGTCAGGAAAATTGACGCTCCGGCGGCGATAGATGAATCGGTAAAGGTCAAATCTTCTTCGCCGTTCGCGTCCGCTGTTTGAGAAGATGCGAAAATATCCGAGCCGCTTGAATTGTATGAGGCGTATGCGCGCTCATTGAGATTGAAGGTTAAAACAGGCGTGCTACTGCCGATTGCCGTAGCACGAACCGAAAAAAGCGTGCAGGATGAATCGTAGCTCAGCACTACACCCGGAACCGCTTCGCTGTCCCAATTTCCATCGTCTGCTACAACGAAAGTTCGAGTTTGATTTGGCTCTCCGTAAACCCGTGCTGTCCCGCCTATATCTCCGGCGACGAGCTGACTTTTCGTTGTATCAACGGCAATCTTTCCCGCTGCGTCAATAGTCGGTGAAGCGCCGTATGGTATCTGCAAATATCCGCTCAAAGCGGCGTTTGTCTGGGTCAGTGTCGAGCCGTGCGGGTCAGATGAATCGCCGGTATGTGCTGAGAGTTCGCTATCCGTAGCAAGCGTTACGCCCCAGATAGTTTCTACTTCGCCTTGCGTATCCCATTCAGCATCTCGCGTTATTCCTGAAGGTATGTAAGCATCTGCTATAATCGTGCCTTGCCATACGCCTGATGTTATCGTACCAAGAATGGTAATGCTTGTTGCCCCCGTCCAGGTGCCAGCAGCAATGGCCGCCAAATTGGCATGGTACGCCTGGACATCGGTTCCAATCACAAGGCCAAGTGTCGTCCTGGCGGCGGCGGAAGTGGCGTCATCAATGAGTGAACGACCAAAGGCTGTCAGCGGAGTCAGCGCCGTTGTGCCTGCGCCTGTCCAGTAGTTCAGGTTGTCTGCCGAGGTAATCAATCCGGCAATGGCAGTTAAGTTAGGGTCTGTAGGTTCATAGACCCCTGAGTGGTTGTGCGTTGTAAGTGAAAAATCAGCGTCCGTAGTAGCAGCATTTATTTCTGCCGCAGTATCCCATTCCGAATCCCTGGTTATGCCTGAAGGTATGGCGGCATCATTCACAGAACCGGAAGCGCCGACCGTAAGCGTATCGGAAACAGAAGCGTCAGCTAAAGGTGTAGTCAGAGTCAATGCGGGTAAGGCTATTGAGCCATTGTTGAAAATTATTGTCGGGTCTGTCCCTGTGGCTCTATCCCATGTCCAGACAATGGTATCTGTTGAACCATCACCCCACGTCCGGCTGCCGTTTAGTTCTGTCGGGTCAAATGCCACTGATGGAGTTGCGCCTTCACCTGCAGCCCCTACATCTATAGCAAGCCCTTCGGTTAAAGAGGCAACATAGTTGCCGGTTGTATGCGTTGTCAGGGCTATCAGGTCATTAAGGCTTGATGCTCCTGTGCCGCCGTAAGCGGTTCCGATAACCGTTCCTTGCCATGTGCCGCCAGCAACAATGCCGGTATCGCCTATCGTTACCGCAGTATTCTGAATTATCTTGCCGGTCGTCTCATGGAAACGAGCAATAGCATTGTCAGTGGATGACGCTGGCCCAGTGACATCCCCGCTGCCAGCGGGCGTATAAAACTCTAGGGCCGTCTCACCCGCATTGACTCTTACAGCTTTAAGAGTCTGGCCAGCGTACGAATCTGGCGTATCAGTCAGTCCGAGAAATGTGCCTGTGCCGCTTGTTGCATCCTCAGCCCAAATCCAGCTTGAACCATTCCATTTCGGGATATAGTTCGTTGCCGGAGTGCCTGACAGATACGTTGCCACACCATCTGAACCGATAATCAAAGGCGAGGCCGTCCCTGGATTTGCATTGGGAAACGTCCAGCCAAAATCAGCCGCCATAGCCGCAGCGCCGCTGATTCGATGGCGGTTGCCGCCGTTATCGCTATCTTCGTATAGGTCTATATAGCCAGCAGAAATATCGGCGTTTCTTATGCTAATCGGCCTATGACGGCCAGTCGGAAGATGCTCGATCAGAAAAGGCCATATAGGCTGTATCGCCTGTCCCAACAACAGCGGCAAGGACAGTGCCAGCAATGATGCGCAAACGATAAGAGTTAGCTTTCTCATAATGTCCCCTTGTCCACGATTCTTGGATTCACAGGCTGGCCGTACCCGTCAATGCCGTCAAAAACGAACTTCTGAGTGACATCATTGGCCTGGCCTTCCATCACAAACTCGCCTTCCTGGGCCTGTAACTCAAAAGTCGAATCCTGACAAGAGCCACTGCGCAAAATACGGCCTTCTTGATTGTAGACCACAAACTGTTTCATTTTTTCAACTCTTGAATATACAAAGACCGATTACTAATGCTCGTATCTAAAGTACTGCTATTGATGCTTCTGATAGAATAAGTATATGTTCCAGCGGATGGTGAATCAGATATATTAAAAGACACCAAAATTCCTCCTGAAATGGGTGGCCCAGTTGTTGCACTGTATATCAAAGTTGAATCCCGATAAACTCTATAAGTCGGATTGCCTAAACCACCTGTGGCATAAGCAGCACAAGAGAATTGGAGTAGTATATTTGAAACAACAGTAAAACTTAGCGATTGAATCGTCACTTCGCTTTGGCCTACACTTATAGAGCCTGATGTAAAATTACTACCCTTATCTGTGGCAGCATTGTCCGCAATTTTCGGCGTGGTGACATTCAGGTCATTGATTTTTGCGGTAGTGACAGCGTTGGCAATAAGATGGCCAGTCTGTATTTGGTCGGCGGCAATTTTGGAAGCTGTAACGGCATTGGCCGCCAGGTGATCTGTCCCTATTTCACCGGCCAGAATCTTTCCCGCCGTCACCGCATTGGCCGCTATTTTGTCCGCCGTTACGGCATTGGCGACTATCTTATCCGCCTCGACAGCTCCCGCCGCAATCTTAATGGCTGTTATGGCTCCGGTTGCTATCTCAGTGGCTGTTACTGCCCCCGCCGCTATTTTGGCCGTAGTCACTGCAGTTGCCGCCAATTTCTCGGTTGTAACCGCAAGAGCATCAAGTTTTCCTGTTGTCACTGCAAGAGCGTTGATTTTGCCCGCCGTAACGGCGTTATCGGCAAGCTTGGCTTCTATTATCGCCCCCGCCGCTATCTTTACGCTCGTCACGGCATCGGCAACGAGTTTGGTGGTATCTACGGAATCCGAGGCCAGTTTGGCCAGCGTAACGTTAAGCTCAGCCAGTTTGGCGGTTGTAACATTCAAATCGGCAAGCTTGGCCGTTGTAACGGCGTTATCCGCGAGGGCTGCCGAAAGAATTGTCCCATCGACTATTATCTCACCGGGCACTAAAGTCCCTGTCGAAACCGGGTAAGCCGTTCCGCCGATATTCTGACACAGCAGTCTTTTATTCGGCCCGACCGTTTCCGAGCGTGTATTGGTAGCGCTGAGAATGTTAGGATTTGCGAGGTCCCAATAGATGTATTTGAGATTGCTGTTGCCAGCCGTAATCTCATAACCGATTCCCTTGTAGCTGACAAGAATCGGCGTCGCACCGTCATCGGCGCTCCAAGAGACGTAGCCGCCGCCTTCGTTGTTCCATTTGAGATTCGATGGTATGAGAATATCAACTGTCGGAAACTCGACTGTGACGTTCGGCTCGCGCCTTTGAATCTCGACAGGACGGACTTGACGGACAAGCGGCCTTTCTGCCCTGGGCGCTATCGCCGTGACGTCCGGCACGACCGGGGCGGCCTCATCCGCCGCCCAGAGATTGGCGTTATATTCGATCAGCTCGACCGTGAACTGCTGCTCCTCGGTCTGTTTGCGGTCGATGATGATAAAGTCCTTCAGGACGAGATTCTGCTTGCCTATCGCCCAGAGGTCATTAGCTTGGGGCTTAGTTCCGGTGAACTGGCCGGAAATGACTACCTGATTGCCGGAAGCGCTGAGGATCGTCTTTATAACCGGCGCATCCGCATCCTGAAGCCGGACGGCTATCTCGTACGTCTGGCCGGCCTCCAGCGAATCCTCGATGTCGCAGTCAAGTATGAGCTTGTCGTTCGTCCCAGGCTCGTAGCCGACAAGCCTGCCGCCGCCGCGACAGCCCATTTCCTTCAGGGCGTTCCAGTTAGGGACATCGTGCTGCACGCCGATTCTGTCGCCCAGGTGATAGCCTATGCAGTCAATGTCGCCCTGGGCCTTCATGCTGCGCTTGAGCAGCTCGTTGTGGGCGAGGCGGAACTTGGCGTAACGCCACGCCTCGGATTGGCGCGCTATGCCCAGGGGTGTCAGCGACACCTTGTTCTTATAGGTCGTCAGGCTTGAACTGTAGATGGGCAGCGTCACCCGCTCGAAGTCGCTGTCAGAGTCGTTATAGGTTATCTCGACCTCGCTTGCCAAGTCCGTTTTGCCCGAGAAACTCTCCTCGAAAGAGCCTTGCAGGATGTTGCCTACGCTCAAAATGCCGACCCTATTTTTGGGCTTGTTGATTGCCAGCCTGAGCCTGTTGCCGCGCCAGTAGGGGGTACAGCGCGCCATCTCTGCGCTGGCAAGAACCGCGTCCCACAACGACTGGAGACGGTCGAATATACCGTTGAAGGTGATCCGCTTCTCAGTGCCGCCCTTGCCATCGGGGCAGAGCACATCGCAGAATTGCGACAGCTCCCACCAGTCGGCATCCACAATCTTCTGCCAATCCAGGCCCTCATACTCCTCGACCTGATATGTCCCTGTATCGCCGCTTATCACCGGCTGCGTAAGGACGTCATAGTTGACCCAGGCGGGGCTGTTTGAGTAGCCGAGCGCCCATGTGCTGCCGTCGTAGGCATCGACAATCGCCCCTTCGATTTCCGCCGATACATCAAGGGGCGGCGTCAGCTCCTCGGTGCGAAGCGCCGAGATGCCGGCCAAAACTATGCCGGGATACATGAAGCCGTCATTCAAGACCTCGTTTGCAAACTCGAAGCAGATGTCCCTAAGCTTGCGCCCGCCATCCCAGGGGCCGTCGGGCGTTGAAATTTTCGTGATTTTAACATCATAACGGGCGCCGTTTTCCATGGTCATTGCATCACTAAGTTTGTATTTCTTCCAAAAGACGTTGCTGCCGTGACCGGAATTATTGACGCTGCCGTCAAATACGGTCGTATATGTTCCGTCGGTCGTCTTTTTCGCTTCTATCTTGAACGAGCAAGACTGTATCTCCGCACTTCCGTCCTTGTGGTAGTAGTACATCTGGCAGCGCATGATTATCTCGACATCATCGAAATCCTTGCCCGGCGTCTGCCAGTTGAATGCGCCTTCTGCCTGCTTGATTGTGCGGTTGACCTTGTAGCATCGGCGTGTCTTGTCAAAGAAGCTGACATAAGTCTGGCTGAGAAGGCCGCGCCGAGTCTCAACAGTAACATCGCTGAAATTGCCGTATGCCTGGTTTTGCAGGCGGATGTCGGATATGCTTTTTACAGGCCCTTCGCAGAAGGCGATAAGGGCATAGATGTTCAGGTGTTTGGAGTCCGAGCTCGGCAGGACATGTGTGGCAATGATGTTGCCGTGCAGGCGCAGCTTGCCGTATGCCTTCGGAATAGGCAGGCCCTGCTGCTGGGTGGTTGCCGGGTCCCAGCTATATGCCTGCGATGGACTGGGGCCTTCGCCCGGCGGTCCCGGCATCAATGCCTTAGCCAAATAAACGCCGCCTATTATAATGGCGGCCTTGACCGCAAGGGCCGCTGTCGTCGCCCAGAAAGATGCAGCAGCTGCCGTTCCGTAAGTCCCTGCCATTATCGTCATCAGCGCCCAGATGGCGCCTACGATGTCGCCGAAATCCGGCACGAAAAGGACTTGGCTGCCAGGACGCGGCTGTGCCGAGTTCCACTGTTCTTGCTGGATGATTTCACCGTCAACGGAAACGGCGTACCCGCCGTGAGCCGGTAAAAATTCCGCCGCAATCTCGGACAGCGTCCAGCCGTTATGCGGCAGCGACAGTTCCTTGCGGTCCTCAGAGAGGCCCGCTATCGTTATCTGAATCTTTGAATTTAGACTTGACATTTTTCATCAGAATTTTTGCAGCGAAAGTATCCCACCAACCAGCGCGACCAAGGCCATTCATCCAAGCGGTCAATTCTTGCCTTTTTCGTGAAAGTAGCCGTATGAATAAAACTGCGACAGTCTGGTAAGACAGTACCACAGTGATAGCCAAACCGGCGCGAATTGAAGATCACCATTGCATAGGCTTCCGGCCCGTTGAGTTTGTCGGCCCAATGGCTCGTGATGTTCTCGGCCATTGCCGCCTGGAACTCCATCGCCTCCGGGCTTGGCTTGTCGGGCAATTCAATTCCTCTGCATTTTTGTATCGTGCGCAACAAGCCATAGCAGTCCAAGCCGTCAAGGGTCCGCCCGCCGTAAAGAAAAGGCACGCCGATTAGGTCATCAACATCGATTTCAAGCGATTCTGATCGTGCCACTTTCCAGACCCGTGAAGCCGCCGAAGCGGGCCGAGTTGTTCAAAGTCCGGCAATCGGCCAGACGGCGGTTGCAGCTTGTCGCTCCTCCTGTATAGCCGCAGCGCGCATTCTTGAACTTATGCCGGCAAAGGTCGGCGAAGTATCTGTGCAAGGGGTGGCGCTGCGCAAGCAGGCTCGGCCCGCCGACCTGAAAGGCCACATCCATTGCCGTCAGCCGCGTGGCAAGAACCTCAAACTCGGTCTGAAGCTCGGCATAGTCCTCATTGAGATTGTCGGCGTGGACGATGCTCAGCACTATCGTCGCGCCGGTCAAGCCCTCCAGCCCCTCTATGTACTCCTGTAGAAACTGCGTGACATTGCTGACGGAAAGCGTCGTCTTCGGCAGTTCGCCCTCGCTGGATTCCTGGATGAGGCTCAAATTGAAGTTGAAGTTTTCGTACCTGGCCGGGATCTTCTCCGTGCCGCTGCCGACATTGTAGAGGCGGTTGATTTCATCTTGGCCTAATGCGCGGCTGAAAATGCGGATGTCGTCCATCTTTCCGGTAAACGTATAGCTGGCATTTTTGCCTATTCGGTTTTCCAGATTGAGGCCAAATATTCCCTCTACGGATTGAGAAACAGCGTCCAAATAAAGTGATATAACCCCGCTAGAGTTGACCAGGACTACGTGATGCCAAGCATCTAATGTGATCGGCCCTTTTCTGCCGATGTACTGTGAGCCATTCCAGTATCCCCCTTGCACATAACCATCCAGGATATTTATACCATTGCGATTGTCACTGGCGCCGCCGGGACATATATTGATGATTGTGCCAGGTTGTGCCGTTGCATAAATCCAGGCACTAATGGAGTAATTATTTGCCTTGCCAACAATGCCGGAAAAGTTATCCCCCAGTTCCACATAATCGGTCGAACCGTTGAATGTCAGCGCCCCGCCGACCTTGCCGGTCGTGTGTAGCACATCAGTATTCTGCTGGGCGGCGCCGTGTCCGGTGTTCGGGGAACTGTCGAGCACAGTCGTATTGGCTGCATTGTCGTTCATTTTGAAATGGCGAATGCTCCCTGTGCCTGAGTACTTCTGTGCGAACCACCACAAATCCTCAAAGTTGCGGACAAGGCGTTTGGCTTGGTCCTCGGCGTCATTGAACTGTATCTCAATAAGATTCAGCCAGGGATACTTCGTGTCCAGCTTGTTCTTCTGGACGACAAGATTGGTTGGTAATGCCATGTCAGGCTTCTCTCAGGATTGCCAAGTCAAGTCGCGCTTCCCACAAATCACCGGCGCTCTGGGGATGAATTGCGTAACTAATGGGGTCGAGGAGCTTGGCCACATAAAGTTTTTGGGCCTTATAGTCGTACCATGTGAAGGCCGCGCCCCCGTAGCCGATAGAATCGAGTTCCCAGGCCTCCAGGAGTTCCTTGTCGGAATCGGAAAGGGCCGGATAAATCAGGTGATAAGCCTTAGGGACCGCCGTAGAGCGGGTACGCGATAGAAGCGCCCCGCTTTCAAAGTTCGCGCGGTGTACCGGGTCTGTGACCATGTCCTGTCGGAACTCTTTTTTAGAATAACTGCGGGATAGTGTCGGAAAACTCTCCAGGCGAACTTTGACGGGCCAAACCCTGACAAAGAACGCCGCAAGGGTGATGTCCCTGATTGCGCCGTCCCTGTCGGCCCACTGGATTTTTTTGCGCAGCAGGAAAGCGTATGACAGGGGCTTATTCCTGTAAGCGGTTATCCAGGCGGTTTTATTCAGCACCGACTCCATAGGTTAACCTTGGGTCCAAATGACATGGCCGGCTATGTAGCTTGACGTAGTGGTCGATGGAATGAAGACCAGGAACGGTACGGAGTTGTTGAAAAACCGGGGGAACCCCGATGTCAAGGCGTCAATCGCGTTAGCAAGATTAGTTGCTATCAATTCCAACCTTGCAATGATTCGGTACAGAACGACATGGATCGTGCCGCTTGTCCAGGTTGCCGACAGGGTCAAGGACTGCGCCTTCTGGATGCCGGAATCGCCTGCTGCCAGGCCGAACTGGTAAAAGGTCCCGGACGGCGCAGAGGCTACGGTGGCAAGGATGTTCGTAGCGGTCTTATCGGCGATGCCGTCCTGGTTTGTATACTTGAGTGTCAGTGTCGGCGTGCCGGCGCCTACGGCGCCGGATATTTCGACTGCGCCAAGCACCTGCACTCCGGCATCCTGGCCGTTCGCATCGCGGGGCGGAATCTGCGCGGCGCCTGTGAATGTCTGTTCGGTAATCAATGTCACGTCTATGCCGCTGTTGTGCCATAGGCGGTCGCAAAGTAGCAGTGAGCCTGCAATCGTAGCCTGGGCCTGAAATCGGGCCAGGTGGGTATTGCCCGATGACGGGTTTGAGAACGGTATCTGGCCGGCATAGGTCGTAAGCGCTGCGCCGCCGATACCTGGCGTCGGAGCGACAGCCGCCGGCGGCACTCCGGCAAGGTAAAAGAGCGAATGGGGCCTGCCGGCCACGAGCGTTCCGGTGGCCGCCTTGACAATCTCCCTGGGATACTGTATTCCCGCGATAACGCCGTCTAAGGTAGTTATGGCCATTTGTAATCTCCTGACAAAAAAGGCGGCCAATTTAGCCGCCTGAGTTTCTATTGCCTTAATTTAGCCGCTTGGTTTGGCCTGTGGCTTGCGAATGCCTTTTAGCTTGATAACTTGACACCTAAAATTGAACCTGGGCCAAGCCGATTTTGGCAAAATTGCCGTAAGATTTTAGCTATTCGCCTTTTATGTCTGTTTGGCGATTGTGCGAATAATGTCATAGACTCTACCATGCCTAACGGCGTTATCTACGACTATGTCCACAACCATCTGGCCCGCATCGAACCTGGATGAGGCCTGCGCCGACAGGGGCACTCCGCTCTGATTTATGATATTGACCGTCGTGGACGCGCCGCCTCTGGGAATGACCCGCTCTCCGGCCTGAAGGATGGCCGGAAATTCGTCCGCTGCCAGGCCGGCGTGAAGCCGCGGCGCTCCGGCGAAGGCCCAGGCCGGCAGCATCCGTGTCGGCATGAACGTATCGCCGACCATGCCGCCTCTATGCGGGGCAATTGCCCGCGTAAATATCGCCTTTTCAACGCCGCCGGTAAACGCACTTGCCAGGGGCTGAATCATCCAGACCCGCATCATCTCGCGCACAACCGCCCGAAGGACATCGAGCATCGCCTCTTTCCAACTCTGCGCCTCCCATATCATCTTATCGAAAGCCGAAGTCAGGGAATACTCCATGACCGTGCCGACTTGTTTCCACTTTGCGGCGATCTCGTCCAAATCCTCTTGATGTTTCTTCCATGCCTCCTCGGCTGCCTCCATCTGCCATTCAAAAAGATTGGCATATTTCTGGGATTCGTCCGTCACATATTCGATGGCTGGTCCAGTCCCCTCTCGCAGTTGCCTTTCAAATTCCTGTTGGAATTGAATGGCTTTTTGAGTTTCAATTTCCAGCCTAAGCTGGGGTACTTTTTCGCGCCATGGTGCCGGGGTGGTCGGTATCTGCGGAATTGTAGGCAAAGTCGGTTCGACTGGTTCGACCATTCGACGCCAAGGTTCGGGAAGCGGTATTATTTCGGGTATACGTTCTCGTTTTTCTAATTCCTCCAGCCAATCTTTCCGAAACGGGCCTTCTTTGATTTCCTTTCCTATCTCTCTCAAGATTCTCAAAAATTCGCCGAGCGCCCTGCTTAAAGGTCCTCCGACCTCTTCGGCAGCTTCATTGACAGAATTTTTGAACTGGGCCATTTGCCCGCTAATCGTCTTAGTTTCGGCTTCGGCAAGGTGAAACTTTCCAGCCCCTATATCCAGCAGCTTGTTGAATTTTTCCTGCGCACTGAGTGATTCGTCGATGACAATGCCGTATCGGGCGAGCATCTGGGTCTGGCCCTGCGAAGCCCTGCCCACGAGCATCATTGCGGATTCAAGTTCGATCCGGTACGCGGCAGCCAGGCCGATTGCCGCCTTTGTCGCATCCTTCAGACTGTCCTCAGTGACGCCCAGATTCTTGGCATAGGCCATCTGGCTCAGGATAAGCTCGTCTGCGTAAATCGTCTGCCGCTGCATCTGGCTGGCAAACGCTTTGTAGATTTCGACCGATTTGCGGGTGACAAGGTCTGTCTCTCCGAGAGCGGCGGCGAGTTCTATCTCCGCCTTTTCCTGGTCCATCGCCGCGCGCATACATACTTCAGTGGCGCGCTTAAGGCCGTACATGCCGCCGCCGATGCCGGCCAGCGAAAGTACCTCGCGGCTGAACCGGCTTAGGGAGTGCCTGCTGCGCGACATGCCCTTCTCAAAAGAGCTTGTCTCGGCGGTAAGCCTTGCAACGAGGTTAGAGATCAGAGCCATCTTCTTTGGCCTTGCACTTTTTCAAGAGGAAATCCTTGAGGTTCTTCCAGGTCTTTTTTTTCCGGGGTTCGCGCGCCAATGTAAAGTCGCCTATTCTGTATACCCGCTGTCCTTTGCCGCGCCAGATGTTGGCCAGTAGCGAGCAAAGCAGGGCGTTGCGGACATCGGCTGCGGTATCGCCGAACGGCTCGACCGAATAGTACGCCATCCATTCAGCCAGCTCGCGGCTGTCCATGCGCGACAGCAATTCCCTGACCGTGCAGCCCAAGGCGAGCGCTAATCGGAAGTAGAATCGTCGCTCTGGGTTTGCCCTGAGTTTTTTTCCAATTCCTTAATGTCCGCCGCCGTCAAGCCATTGAGCCGTGATGCCTCCTTGAAAATAGCGAACAGCGCCATGCTATTTTTAGTCTTGAGAGTTTCAATATCTGTTTCGCTAAAGAGCAGATTGCCGGAGGCATCACATGCAGTCAGCGCAACAAGAATTGATATATAGTCTGCCGAACTTTGTTTTTCATCTTTAACGAGAAAAAGATTCTCAAACCGTTCCCTCTCGATAAGGCTCATAACTTTTACATATATCTCGCATGGCAGGTCAATGGTTGTAACTTTTACGAGCTTAGGTTCCAGTATTTGGAGAATGTCCCCTTTGGACAGCATTGTCGGCTCCTTTTTTATGCGGCCTTTGTGAAGGTCGGTTCGCCGGAGAATTCAATCGTTATCGTCTGGATGATCTTGTCTCTGTGCGGCGCGGCAACACTCGTTGCCTGTATGAAGCCGGTACATGCCCATATCGCAGTATCGGGGAATGTGATTGTCCATGTCTGACTTACGCCGATATTGTTGTCGATGACGTCACTTATCCCGGACGCTCCGCCGTCGTACTCAAGAGTGAAGCTGACCCGACCGGCATCTTTGAGGCCCGCGATTTTTTCCTTCCACTTATTCGTGGAGGCCATATTCGTGACATCAATGACATCGGCTTCGGCCATCATCGCCGTATCAAAATCAATGATCTTGCCGATGGCACCGGCAGTCGCGCCGCTAAGCGTAGTACTATGTCCTATTTTTGCCATTATTCGCTCCTTTTTTGCCCAATAAAAAAGGCGGCATCTTGCCGCCTCATTCTTCAGGCCCTAATAAAATTCAAACCTGGTAGTGGATTCTAAAGTCAAAGCGCCGCCCGTAGGCGTTCAAGTTCTCGTTCTCAGGCATAATTACCGGCATGTCACCTTCGCTTGAAAGCTCTATCATTTCGATTACCACGCCTGCGGTTACGCCGCTATAGTCTTCTAGCGCATCGCGGACCGCATCAGCCAATTCGCAGGCCTTATCATAATCGCCAGCCCAGCAGTTGATTTGGAACATGCACTCGCTGATACTGCTACGACCTTGAATGTTGTAATCGGGCGCCTCCGCAATGCGCTGATACGTAACTGCCGGCAACGATTCACCTTCCGGTACGCCTACAGGATAGATTCTATCCCCGATGATAGTTGCCACATCCATATCGCCGGAAAGAATCTCAAAGATCGCCTGTTCCATTATCCGGTCTTAGCCACTGCCTCTATCCCCTGGCGCAAAATTTCCGTGAATCTGCTTAATACTTTCGAGCGGCTGCTTTCCGAGGCTCTTCGCATGAACGGCCTTGCCGCCTGCTCCCTGTTCCTGCCGTGCCCGTATTCGATGGCCGCCGGAATGTAGTGTTCTCTGCCAACTTTTGTCCTGTACCTAAATTCCGGGTTCGCCTTCAATAGTACGTGCATTGAGTAACTACTTCTGGCCATTCTTCGCTTTGCCGCACGCAAAGCGAACGACCTGGCTATCAGTGAACCCATCTTGCCGCCCACGATAGTTAGTGCGCTTATTTTGGCCGCCTCAACCATTACTTTCTGTGCTTCTCGGATGGCGTTGCGAATAGTTTGGCGAGAGACTTTTCTTTCCAGCCCGTCAAGTTTTCTTTGCAGTTCTGCCCCGCCTTCAAGAACGATGCTTACGCGCATCAGAGAACCTCATTGCAGATCAGTTCGATTTCCCTGCCGGCCTCGTTCAGGTTGCGCACCTGGCTTATCTCGAATATGCGCGAGCCGAACTTAATGCGGTGTCGAACCGTAATCCGCGAATCGAACCGGAGCTTGACCCTGTGGCTCAGCGTCGCCTTGACTTGCTGAGCGATAAGGGCTTCAGCGCCCCGGAGCGGCTCGATGGCGGCCCATGCTGTCGCGTAAGTCACCCAGCTTTTCTTCACGCCGCCGAGCCTGTCCCTTACGGTTTCGGCCTGCTGCAGTTCGACCTTGTTTTTCAAGATTCCTGGTCGCATCGAAACAGAACCCTCTTGGGCCAGAGCATCCTCTCGGCGCCGTCGGGAGTCTTGGCAAGCCTGGCCTCAGTGACATTCTCGCGGTTCTCGTAGAGATGACCCACGATAAGCAGGATCGCCTGCTTGATTTCGGCAGGCACATCATCGACCTTTTCATAACCGGCGGTGTAGCTTATGCTGACTGCGCCGAGGACCGAGCGAATTGTCGGCCAGCTTTCGCCGTAGGCAGGCATTACTCTTGCAAATCCGCTGTCAAGGTCGACCTGATATTTAGCGGAACTGAGGGTTTGAGTCTGCCCGTTGGCATCCACGTACTGAATGGCGTTTACCATTGTGACTGGCGGGTAGGGCAGATTTACCATGGCCGGAAACTCGTCCAATTTGTAGACCCTCTGCCGCTGCATATAAGTCCGGTTCTGGAATGCCTCGGCGATATTCGTCGCGGCGGAAATCAAAGCCAGAATGTAGGCGTCATCGTCACTGCCGATTACTCGCAGATGATTCTTGGCCTCTTGTAATGTCACGGGAAGCGTCCAGGGACCAACTGCCGCATAAGTGCCCCACCAGTCGACCTCGGCGCCGGAGATGAAAGTATAAGTCGAACCATCGACCAGATAGACCTGCAATCCGTAACGGCCCACAGGAATGTCGTCCGAAAAAACAGGGTAATACCTGTCGCCGCCGGCATCGTTCATTCCGGTCGTGACGTAGTCAATGTAGGAATGTCCGCCGGTGCCCCAGGCCTCGAACTTTTTGCCGGTCGCGTACCAAACGTTGTGGGACTTGTCGCGGACGGCGGCTTTCAGGACGTACCCGCTGGGATAGTTAACGTAAATCGCAGGCATGTTTGCTCCCGGTTATGATTTTCTCCGCCGCCTGGGCCGGGCAGGCGCAATCACGGCTGTTTCATCGGCCTGGCCGAAGGCTGCAGTTTCGGGCATTAGCTGCTCGATTGCAAAGGCATAACCGCCCTTGATAAGCTCGGCGGCCTCCTCGGCAGGAACATCATACTGCCTGCCGGGTATGCGCATACCATTGGCGTCCTGTGACAGCGTCTTCATAATGATTTTCATATCCGACTCCAAGTTAGCCGACCAGTATGTAAAAGCGGCCCTTTTTAGTGTCCCCGCCGCTGGCGATTACTATCTTGACCCGCTCCTCGGCAAATCCAACAGGCTCGCATACTGCCCGCGTACCATCATAGGTAAGGCCGACCCCTGCCGTGCTATGGACTTGCTCTCTAGGTGCGACGGCCTTGGAGGCGTTTACATTCAGCTCGCTCCACAAGGTTGTGCCCGTTATCTCGCCGGTGACGGTAAAATCAACGCCATCGGAAAAGGGCGTGGTGGCATCCTTGACGTACTGAATGCTAAGGACCCTGCCATTGACTACGGCGCTGTATGCGGTCGCCGAACCGTCGGCGGCAGTGACAACATCAACTGTCTGCCGATTAAGGTACATTGCTTGCTCCTTTCCGCCTGGTTAGCTGGCTATGATGCCGGCGTTGCGAAGCGCGGTCAGTATGGCGTTGACTTTGGCTGCCAGCGACGCAATGTCGTCCTTGACGCTTGTTGTCGTATCATCGACCGTATTGCCTGCCGTTCCGCCGGTACTATCGGTCAGGCTGGTGATGGCTGCCGTCTGGGCCGGAGTCCCGCCAGCCGCTGATTGGCCTTTGACGACTCCACCGTCACCGGCTCGGATGACCAGTACGTCTCCGCCCTGTTCGCGGTAAACTTTCGGTTCGTAGCTCATAGTTTTCTCCTATTGGTTGCCCCGCGAGGGCGGCAATCCGCCCTCGCGAGTAGTCAGTTAAGACTTAGGGTTAGCTTTATGCTGTGCCTTCAGCCGGGCTGACATGGGTTTCGCCGCTTACGTTGCTGCCATGTGTCGGCGGCTTCTTGCGCCCGCGATATTGGGCATAAAGCGCCTCAGCTACAACTGCGTTTTGCGTGCCTCGGTCAATGACCAAGCGGACATAGCGCTCCTGCGGTCGGTACAGGTCTATGTAAAATGTTTTTTCATCATCCGTATCCGCTATCGTTTGGCCCGTTCCGGCAAGGTCGGCAGCGTCGCTAAGATTTGACGCGGCGCCCTGCTGGGCCTTGATGGACGTTACGGCGCCCGAGGTTATCGTCCCGAACGTCACAAGTATCAGCACGCCGTCATAGCCTGCCATGTCCAGGGTGGCGCCGTTGATGTCGCTCGTTCCAGCCGCGCCGCTTGCAGGCGGGATGGCCTGCGAAATCTTAATGTGTTTTCCGAGATTCATTTGCTTTCTCCTTAACTAAGCGATTTATGTTTTAGTTCTCTCGCCAAACCGCTAACTTTTAGGCGAGCTTTACTCTTGCGAAGGCATTGGCATCTATCGGGGCGCCGTCGGTCTCCTTTCGACCTATGTATCCGATCTGATTGGTAAGCGCATATAGTTCGCCGAGGACTTTAATAGTCATCTGCAAAGAATCGGCAATCCAGTAATTGTTGAAATCGCCGACTATCCCCACGTACTTGCCGGTGGTGAATGTATTGGGGGCATATTCGGACTCGCGAACAGGGACATTCAGGATCGTATCAGGTTGGCCGTTGATAACCGAAGCCTGCCAGATATACCGGCCCTCGCCGTCTTTCAGCTTGCGGATCATCTTTACGGCGTCGCGGTGGAATATCCAATTGAGGCTCCGGCGGTACTGAGCCTTCAGGCTGTAAAGCGCCTCAATAAGACCGTCGAACCTGATCTCGGTCGTAGTGTTACCGGTCGAGACATCCCTAGCGGTTCCGATGCCGTCATCGCTGGCAGTGAAGACGCCGAGCGGGCAATTGTGGCCGCTGCCGTTGAGGAAGTTATTCTCCTCGACGACCCCGAACTTGTAAGCCAATCTTTCGCGTACCAGAGAATCAATTGATATTGCACTGTTGCGGATAAGCGTCTCACTTACCTTCATGCGCTTTGCCAAGGGCTGCGGCTTAAATTCGCGCTTACCCAAACTCGTTGACGTATCCTCATCGCCCGTCCCAATTTCCGGGGTCCAAATGGGGTCGGAAATATCGGTTTCTAACGTGGGAATACCCAAACTGTCACTTCGCACCAATGGCGGCAATATGTTGCAGATTTGCCGCATAAAAAGCAGGTTATCAAGCGATTTGATCAATTCTGCGATGAAGATTTGCGGCACGAGAAATCCGCCGGCAACGTCGCTATCCTGCTGCAGGTCGCGTTTCTCGCCAGTTAGAAGGAACCGGTTGAATGCTTGTTCATAACGTTCCGTGCCGCGCTCGCCTTCAAGCCTGACCAATCGTTTCTGGCCGCAGATGCTGGCGCGAAGTTCGATGACCCGCGGTTGGCCGGTTTTTGTATCCTTCATCTGCAGGTCGGCCTGCCTACCCTGAGATACGGCAAGCTCAAGCTCAAGCCGCTGCTGAGTTTCCCTTCGCTCGATGTCCTTGTTGAGTTGGTCAATCTCGGCGTTGAGC